CGGTGCATGCATTGGTGGGGGATACAACGTGGCAGGAATTGGCCGAGGCATACACCAACGACATGCCTGAAACTCTAACCACCGGTATTGCCGAGTATTTTCGCCAGGTGGCGAATCTAGCTGAGACTTGGGCCAAGAGCATCGGAGATGGCGTGGTGACGGACCACGAGTTGGCCGAGATTCGCCTCCAAGTATTTCGCGGTATTCAAGGGCTGTTGGGGATGTTCAATCGCGCCACGTACGTCAACCAGACGACGCGAGGTGCCGACCGTGGCTGATATTGCTGACTTCGCCAATGACCTCGTGCAGGAGCGTCTAGATCAGGCGCTGGCCGCTCGTAGTGCTGCCAAATCTGTGTTGGTGGTTCATTCCTTTTTATTCTGTGAGGGATGCGACGAGCCTATCCCGGAAGCTCGTCGGCTGGCGTTACCTGGTTGCACTCAGTGTGTGCAATGTCAGTCAGTCGAGGAATTACGGGAGTCTCGTCATGCTCGATGAGGTGCTGAATCAATTCGCAGATTTTGGCCTTGAGCCGAAATTACCATTGACGTTTGGAAAGCTAACTCGTTGTAAAACGGGGCAGGACAAAGGCGCCGAAAAAAACGGATGGTACGTAGTCCATGAGCATTACACCGAAAACAACGAAACGCTGATTTTTGGCTGCTTTGGTGACTGGCGCTCGGGGGAGTCGCAAAAGGTCAAGGTAAAGGCCGGGCGGATGTCGCCGGAAGAGCGTGAGGTCATGCGTGCTCGCCAGGAAGAAGCCAAGCGCCGCGCAGCTGAAGTTAAGGCCAATGCGGCACGGCGGGCCGCAAGCCGCGCTGCCGGGTTGTTCAAGCGCATGCCTGAGAAGGGGCGCAGCGACTATCTGGATCGAAAACAGATCGTTGGTTTTGGCGTTCGTTATGCACCGCGCTCCGGCGCGTTTTTGGTGCCTATGTGCAACGTGCGCGACGAGATTGCCGGTTTGCAGGTGGTTTTCCCTACCAAGCAAGAGGACACCGGGCGGGACAAGTCATATTGGCCTTACGGCATGTCGAAGGAGGGTGCCTTTCACTTGATCGGGCCGCATCCGGATCCTGGTGAGCCAGTGCTTGTGTGTGAGGGCTACGCTACCGGCGCCAGCCTGCACATGGCGACTTCGCTCACCGTAGCGATCGCATTTGATGCCGGCAATCTTTTGGTGGTATGCAAGGCGATGCGCGAGCGGTTCGCGGGTTGTCCGCTGATTGTGTGCCGGGACGATGATTGGAAGACCAAGCGGCCGAATGGCGAGCCTTGGAACCCGGGTGAAGAGAAGGCGAACAACGCCGCATTGATTGTAGGTGGCCAGGTGGTCGCGCCGATCTTTTGCGGTGAGCGGGAGGACAAGTGGACCGACTTCAACGACCTGCATGTCGCGGAAGGTTTGGAGGCGGTGCGCCGTCAGGTGTTGGCGGTGGTCAAACCGCCGGCCGCTGGTGGTTGGAAGGATCTGCTGGCTCGTAGCGAAAGTGGTGCGTTGATCGCGCATATGCAGAACGTCGAGCTGATTCTGGCCAATGACGAACGCTGGGCCGGGGTGATTAGCTACAGCGCGTTCAGTTCGAAGATCGTGAAACTGCGCGCTGCACCTTACGGTGGCGGCACGGGCGATTGGGTGGACATTGATGATGTGCGGGTGATGAAGTGGCTCGCGCAGCAGTACAACTTGCGGGTCAAGGCTTCGCATGTAATTGAGGCGGTGAGCGTCGTTGCGCATGACCACGCGTTTCATCCGGTGCGGCAATACCTGCGCAAGCTTGACTGGGATCGGGTGCCTCGGCTGGAAAGCTGGCTGACCGATGTCATGGGCGTTAAGGCTACTGACTACTCCGCAAAGGTCGGCAAGCGTTGGATGTTGTCGGCTGTGGCTCGGGTGATGAAGCCCGGCTGCAAGGCCGACTCGGTGATGATTCTGGAAGGCGCTCAAGGCGCTGGTAAATCGACGGCGATGAGTATTCTCGGCGGCGAGTGGTTCATGGATACGCCGTTTGCGCTGGGTGACAAGGACGGCTTTCAGGCGATTCGGGGCAAGTGGATTGTTGAGCTGGGGGAGCTGGATAGCTTCAACAAGGCTGAAAGCACCAAGGCTAAGCAGTTTTTCTCGGCGTCCACCGACACCTATCGCGAGAGTTATGGCCGCAGAACCATGGACGTGCCACGCCAGTGTGTATTTGTGGGTACGACCAACCAGGATGAGTACCTGAAGGATGCCACGGGTAACCGGCGTTATTGGCCTGTGGCCTGTACCAAGGTGGATCTTGAGTTGTTGCGCTCGATGCGTGATCAGCTGTGGGCCGAAGCGGTGTTCTGTTATGACGCGGGCGACCTCTGGTGGGTGACGCTGGATGAAGCGGCAATGTTCGGCGAGGAGCAGGACGAGCGCTTTGTGGTGGATGAGTGGGAAGGGCCGATTCTGACCTGGCTCGAAGAGTCGCAGATCGGCGAGACCACCACCGGCAGTGATGTGCTGACCAGCGCGTTGAAGTTGGATTATGGACATTGGGGCAAGCCTGAGCAGATGCGGGTGGGGGCGATCATGCATCGGTTGGGGTGGCGACGAGTGCGTTTGCCGGCGTTGGTTAAGAGTGGACAGCGGCCTTGGGCTTACCAGAAGCCGGCAGGGTGGGGTGGTGCCTCGGCGTTGCAGCGAGAAGCGTTCGAGGAGCCTTGCTTTGATTAAGGAAGTCGATTCGTTGCTCAGGTTGTGGGCGCATGAGCTGCACTCCGACCTGTCGAAAGGCGGGCTCGCTGGAGGCAACATGGTCGCCATGATGATGGAGAGCAACGGTCAATTGATCCGTGGCCGGCGTGCAAGTCGTGCGCCGCTGGAAAGCTCTCTCGACATTGAGCTTATTGTGACCAAGCACCTGAGCGCCGACCTGGAGAAGGTCGTGCGGGAGCACTACTGCAATTTTGATATCGACATGCGCTTACGGTATGCGCACTGCGGTTGTGGTCGCGACACGTATTACCAGCGTCTGCATGACGCGCATCTGCACATATTTGGCATGTTGATGGGGATGGCTGCGTGACCCCAGGCATGACCTCGGCTGTTGTTGTCCCACTGGCCCGTCTTGTCCCGCTGCATTCTGATGCGGTGGGACAGGTGCGGGCCTTGTCGTTGTTGGGCTGTCCCACCGTCCCGCCACAAAGTGCATCCCGCCCGTGTAAGCGTAGCGGGCAGCAGTACGCGCGTTTCACGCGCATGCGTGTACTTTAAATTCTTCCTTTACACGAGAAAGGAAAGAGATAAGTAGGACAGTGGGGCCAAGCCCCGAATTTAGGTGCTCTCAGGCGTCCCACTCCTACTTCGAATGGTGGGACAGATGGGACGCCGCCGAAACAGCAGAATGCCGGGGTGGGTATTCGCCGACATTCGCTAGGCGTTCACCCGGTGTTACCCACTTATTCACCGGGTGGCATTAAACCGGGGTTGCTGCCACCGGAATCGACCTGTAAAAAGTAGTCATCTTCGATAGGTGCGACCGCAGAGAGCGGCAGGCACCACACCACCAAACCCGGCCTATTGCGCCGGGTTTTTGCGTTTATGGGGAAGGCGATGACGAATGAGCAGCAGGCGTTGGTAGATATGCCGGTTTGGATGGTGATTGTCCTTTCGCTAGTCGGCGGTGTGTCCGGCGAGATGTGGCGGGCAGACAAGGCTGGTGTGCGAGGTTGGCCGCTGGTGCGGCGCTTGGCACTTCGGTCTGGTGCCTGCGTTGCGTGTGGATTGTCGACGATGATGCTGCTGCATGCTGCCGGGGTTTCAATTGTGGCGGCCGGGGGCATCGGATGTTTGACGGCCATGGCCGGTGCCGATGTTGCCATTGGGTTGTACGAACGCTGGGCGGCGAAGCGGTTGGGCATCTCCGATCTGCCGCCGACCAGCGGCGGGCCAGCCTGAAACCGTCGGGGACCCTGGGGCTATTCGGAGGGTACGGGGTCGGAAACCCGCGGGACTTTGTTAGCGGCAGGTTCACCAGCTTAGTGAACTGCGGTGAACTGGTGAACACCCCGGATGCATTGGGTGAACTGGACATTCCAACATGACCGTATTGAGCAAATCAGAGTTTGCGGCACGGCGTGGCTGGGCGAAATCCTACGTTTCCAAACTGGCCAAGCAAGATCGGCTGGTGTTGACCGAGGATGGCAAGGTAGATGTTGAGGCCACCGAAGCACTGCTGGCTGAGTCTTCGGATCCCAGCAAGTCAGCCGTAGCGGCACGGCATGAAGATGCTCGCGTTGAGCGAGATGTGCGTAGCCAACTTGTACCGGCCGCCGAAACACCAGCGGTGCAGGAGCCTGGCAAGGGCCTCGACTTTCAGAAGGCTCGGGCGCATCGCGAGTACTACCTGGCCCAGTTGGCCGAGGCCGAGTTTCACAAGGTCCAGGGCAACCTGGTCGAACGCACGGCGGTGACCCAGGCGGCCTACACCGCTGGGCGAACGGTGCGCGATTTGATGTTTGGGTTGTCGCCGCAACTGGCTCCCGAGCTGGCCGCCATGAGTGATCCCTGGCAAATCGAGAAACACCTGACCGGTGCTTTTCGCCGCGTTTTTGAGGATGCGGGCCGGATGATCACTGCCGATCTTGAACAAGCCATGAACCAGAGCTGAGCCTATGCCCACCGGATACGCAAACGGTGCCGAGGTGTACCGCGAAGCGTATTGCCGTGGGCTGCAGCCCGACCCTGAACTATGGGTCGATGAATGGGCTGATGAGTACATGCGGATCCCGCGTGATACTGGCGCTGCCGAGCCCGGCCAATACCGCACCGCGCGTACACCGTACGCACGTGAGCCCATGCGCTGCCTTTCACCAGGTCATCCCTGCAAGCGGGTTGTGACCATGGTCGCCTCGCAGTTGATGAAAACCCAAATTGCGTTGAACTGGATCGGCGCGCTGATCCATATGTCACCGTCGAACATCCTGACCCTGCTGCCCAGCTTGAGCCTGGCTAAGCGGGTGTCAGCGCGGATTGGCAAAACCATTAAGGCGACTCCCGTGCTGCGCGAGCGAGTTGCCTCGCCCCGTTCGCGGGATTCGCGCAACACCATGGACACCAAAGAATTTGAGGGCGGTTCGCTGTATGCGACCACGGCCGGCTCGGCGGCCAACCTGGCGGAACTGTCGGCGCGCTTCGTCTACGGCGATGAAGTCGATCGTTGGGATGTGGACGTGGACGAAGAGGGTGACCCCATCGAACTGGCCGAAACCCGGGGCAGCACCTTCGGGCGCAATGCCAAGTTCTATTTCTCCAGCTCGCCAACCATCAAGGGCGCGTCACGGATTGCCGACCTGTTCGAGGTCAGCGACCAGCGCTATTACTACGTACCGTGTCCAACCTGCGGGCATATGCAAACCCTGGAGTGGGAGCGCCTGCTGTATTCGGCGGACATCCGCACAGTGCATTACCAGTGCGCCGGCCCCGACTGCGATGTGCTGATCGAAGAACACCACAAAGGCGACATGCTCGCCCGGGGTGAGTGGCGATCCCACGCCGAAGGTGACGGCGAAACGGTTGGATTCCATCTCAATGCGCTGTATGCACCGCTCGGCTGGCAGGACTGGACATCGCTGGCCAAGCAATACGAGAAGGCCAGAAAGGCCCAAGATCGTGGTGACCTTGAGCCCATGCAGGTGTTCTACAACACCCGCTTGGCCAAGGTCTGGGACAGCGCGCAGGAGCAAACCAAGGCTGATGTGCTGCAGGCTCGGGCGCTGCAAGAAGACTTCGTGCTCGGCTCACTGGCGGTGGGCGTTCTGGCACTGACTGCCTCGGTCGACGTCCAGGCCAACCGACTGGAAATGATGGTCACCGGTTGGGGTGTTGGCTTGGAACGCTGGGTGGTCGATCACCAGGTGATCATGGGCGACCCGTCGGACGAGCGTACCTGGTCGGCCTTGGACGAAAAACTCAAGGAGCGTTATCCACATCCCTGCGGTGTCGGTTTGGCAATCCTTGCCACGGCTATCGACTCCGGTGGTCACCACACCCATGAGGTTTATCAGTTCTGCCGTGTTCGTCGCTGGCGAAACATCTTTGCAGTGAAAGGTGCGAGCAAGTCCGGCAAGCCGGTGATCGCACAGCGTCCTTCACTGGTAGATGTGACCTGGAAAGGCCAGACCGAGCGTAATGGCGCCGAGCTTTGGATTGTCGGTACCGACACGGCTAAAGACTGGATCTACAACCGCTATGCCTTTGAGACTGGGCCGGGTGCACTGCACTTCGCCAAGGATCTGCCAGACGACTTTTTCGCCCAATGCGTAGCTGAACGCAAAGTTGCTCGTTATGTGAAGGGGTACAAGCGAATCGAATGGGTGAAGGGCAAGGCTGATCGAAACGAAGCACTCGATCTGATGGTGTATAGCCTGGCCATGGCGCATTACCTGGGCTTACACCGATACGGCGAGCATGACTGGGATCGGCTGCGTCAGGCGCTGGCCCAGGCCAGTCTGTTTGATGATGCGGTCCAGGCGAAGCCAGTGAAAGCCGAACGCCTTGAAAACGATATCGCGGAGCAGCCGGTATTGCAGCATCCCCCGTCGGCCATCACGCCAGTGACCCCGCCGGTTTCCCGTCCCGCACCACAACCCATGCAACGCCGCAGCTCCAGCAGCGGCTATCTGAAGAGACGCTGATATGGCCTACACCCAGAAGCACCTCGACGCGGTCGAGCGGGCAATTGCGCGTGGTGAAAAAGTCGTGCGCTACACCGATCGCACGGTTGAGTACCGTTCGATCGATGAACTGTTGAAGGCCCGTGATGTGATCCGTACCAGTCTGACCGAAGCCGCGGGACCGCGCTCCCGCGTGGTCCGGCTCTACCACGGAGGTAAAGGTCTGTGAGTGGCCGTTATCTCACTCTTGCACGTTCGGGCCTGTTGGTTCCCGAACGCATCAAGGCCAGCTATGAGGGGGCCGCCGATGGCCGGCGTTCTTCGAGCTGGGACGCGCCGGACACGGGTGCAAACAGCCTGATCATGCCGGCCTTGCGCAATCTGCGTTCCCGGTCGCGGGCAGCTGTTCGCAATGATCCGTATGCGGCCAACGCTATTGATCGCCGCGTCAGCAACCTAATCGGTACCGGCATCACCCCGCAGCCTCGGCTAAAGGACAAAGCCCTGCGAACGATGCTGCAGGAGCTGTGGGAAGACTGGGTCGATGAATCGGATGCCGACCAACTGACCGATTTTTACGGTCAGCAAGCCCTGGTGGCGCGCACCGTCGAACAATCAGGCGAATGTTTCATTCGCCTGCGGCCGCGTCGTCAGGAGGATGGCTTGGCGGTGCCGCTGCAGCTGCAATGCCTGGCGCCGGAGTTCGTTCCGCACGACAAGTTTGAGGTGACCAAGACCGGCAACATCATCCGCGCCGGTATCGAGTTCAACAACCTCGGTCAGCGGGTAGCGTACTGGTGTTATCGCTCTCACCCGAGCGATGTGGCTGCACTCAGTGCGGGATACAACATGCTGGTGCGGATCCCTGCCAGTCAGATGTTGCACATCTTCGAGCCGCTGGAGCCCGGCCAGCTTCGTGGTGTCCCACGGCTTGCTCCGGTGCTCAAGCGCTTGCGCAGCCTCGACAACTACGATGATGCGGTGCTGTTCCGGCAGGAGGTGGCGAATCTCTTTGCCGGCTTCATTCGCAAGCCCGCGGCGGACGGGCCACCGATGCTCGATCCTGTCACGGGTGCGCCGATCAAGGTCGGTAATGATGGTTTTACGCCGATGGTGGCGTTGGAGCCAGGGACCATGCAGGAGCTGCTACCGGGTGAGGAGGTGGAATTCTCCACGCCGCCTGACGGTGGCAATAACTACCCAGACTTCATGCGGCAGCAACTGATGGCCGCCGCTGCCGGCGCTGGACTGCCTTATGAGTTGATGACCGGCGACATGCGCGACGTAAACGACCGCGCGATTCGTGTGGTGCTCAACGAGTTTCGCCGACGTCTGGAACAACTGCAGTTCGCCGTGTACGTCCACCAGTTGTGCCGTCCGGTGCGTGCTGCCTGGATGGACATGGCGGTATTAGCCGGCGCGTTGCCTGTGGATGATTACGCTCAACGCCGCCGCGAGTACCTGCGCACCCGCTGGGTTCCGCAAGGCTGGGCTTACATTCATCCGGTTCAGGACGTGCAATCGAAAGTCATGGAGATCAACGCGGGGTTGGGCTCGCGCAGCGAGATGTGCCTGCGCTCCGGTACCGACGCTGAGATTGTGGACGCGGAGAACGCCGCCGATGCAGCCCGTGCCCGTGACTTGGGCCTGAACTACAGCACCTTGTCGGCCATCGATGAGGATCCCGACGAGAAGGAGAAATCATGAAACCGCTGTTGCCGTTTCGCATCTACAACAAAACCCCGGCCGTGCTACCGGTCGAGGATGAGCATTGGTACCGGATCAAGGCTGAGGTCCAGGCCGAAAAGACTGTGATCGAGATTTACATCTACGGCGAGATCGGTGGTTGGGGCATCACGGCCAATCAGTTCATTCAGGATCTCAAGGTGCTCGATGACGGGGTGTCGCCGGTGGTGGCGGCCTTCAACACCAACGGTGGCGACTTATTTGATGGCTTGGCTATTCACAACGCACTCAAGCGCCTAGGTGAGCGGTGCACGGCCCGGATCGATGCGTTGGCGGCCAGTGCTGGCAGTGTGGCTGCCTGCGGTGCGCATCGTGTCGTCATGGCCTCGAACTCGATGTTGATGATTCACAACCCTTGGACCTGGACGTCAGGCGATGCCGAGGATCTGCGCCGGGTGGCGGACGTGTTGGACCAGACGTTGGAGGCCATCATTGCGGCCTACAAGAGCAAGGCGCCGGACATCGACGACGCTGAGCTGCGCCGTATGGTCAACGACGAAACCTGGCTGACCGCGCAGGAGGCGTTGGCGCTTGGCTTGGTTAATGAAATCGGGATGGGTGTCGAGGTCAAGGCGTGCCTGGGGCAGGGCGCTGCGATGAAGCGTTACCGAAATACGCCGCAAGCGTTGGTGGACCAGCTCAAGGCTGCTCAGACGGAACAAGCTGAGGAAGTCGAGGAGGCCGATCCGGCTGGTCCGCCCGAACCCATTGTGGCGGACTCGGCCAAGTTGGCCCTGATGATTACCCAGGCCTGTAGCAAGGCTGGCATCAACAACCTTATCGAGCCGCTGATTGCCTCAACTAAGTTGGCCGATGAAGCCACGGTGCAAGGGGCACTGACCCGCGCCAAGGCCGTGCGGGACTTGTGCGTCTCGGCACGTTTGCCGGAGCTGACTGCCGAATATGTTAAGGCCGGCCTTGACGCCGCGGCAGTGCGAGCCCGTTTGTTCGACAAACTGGTCGGTTCGGGCAAGGGCTTCGAAATCGATAACAGCCTGCCCCCCGCCGATGACCAGCCTGAGCCGGTCAAGGCCCAGTTGCCTAATCCCAGCAACATCTGGTCTGCCCGCCGGCAGGCTACCCGTAAAGGAGCATGATCATGAGCAACATCCAGCGCGAGCCGGTTCACGCCGGGGAGTTTCTGCTGTCTGAAGGGGCGGGAAAAATCTCTCGCGAAGCGATTAACGTGGTGGCCGGCCCAGCCCTAATGGCTGGGCAGGTGCTGGGTATGGTGACCGCCTCTGCCGAGTTCGCCCCCTACGACCCGGGAGCTGCAGATGGTAGCGAGAACGCCGCGTGCATTCTTTTCGCCTCGCTCGGCGAATCCGAGGTGGCGCGTCGTGGGCGGGCAGTGGTGCGTCTGGCTGAGGTCACTGAGGGATTGCTGACGGGCCTGGACTCGGACGCTGAGAAAGCCCTGGCCACACACTTCATCATTGTTCGCTGAGCCATTCTTTAATCCTTCTCGACCCCGCCTTGAGCGGGGTTTCTACTTTCTGGAGTACCCCCATGGCTGATATCGCCATTTTTGAAGACGATGCTTTCGGCGTTGCCGCGTTGACCGCTGCGATCAACGAGCAGGAGTTTGTCCCAGGTCGCCTGGCCAGCCTCGGTTTGTTTGAAGAGGAGGGCGTAACCACCCTGACCGTGCAGATCGAGAAGGACGGCGACAAGCTGGCCCTGGTCCCAGCGGGCGAACGCGGTACATCCGGGCTGGTGGTCGGTGCCAGCAAGCGCATTCTGTTGCCGTTCAACACTGTCCACTTGCCGGAGCGCTTCACCATCAGGGCGGACGAGATCCAGGGCATTCGGGCCTTCGGCACCCAGACTGAATTGCAGGCGGTACAGGATGTTGTTAACAAGCGCCTGGATAAGGCCCGTCGCCAGCTGGATGCCACCCATGAATTTCATCGTATGGGAGCGCTCAACGGCAAAGTGCTCGATGCCGATGGCAGCACGGTCTTGCTGGACATCTATGATCGCTTCGGTGTTCAGCGTCAGACCCTATCGATGGGGTTGAACGACCCTGAAACCAACGTGCAGGTGCAGTGCGTCGAGGCCCTGGACATGCAGGAGG